CGTGGAAAATAGTTCGTACTCGTTTGCGCTCAGCTGGCGTACGTTCCTGTAATAGATCGTGCAAACGATTTAAGTTGCCACTATAATCTAGACGATCTAGTGTTACAACTTCCCAATCTGTTCGGATGAGTACTTGATTAATTAGGTGGTGTGCAATGAAGCCACCGCCACCAGTGATAAGAATTCGTTTTGCCATAATGTCTCCGTCATCAATAACATATTAAAAGTAAGGGTTCTTAACTTTATTTATCTACAATTACAAGGTGCAGGTTTTGGTGGATAGCTTAAAAGTAGTTTATTTAAGCTATCACACCAATCCTTATGTTCTTCTTTATTTGAGCCAGCCAAGCTTCTCTCCAGCATCAATTCGGCGCTGTGCTTCTTCTTTCGAGCCAGGATAGCGCCATGCCCAAGTAACAATCAAAGCAAACAAAATAAACAAATATAATGTTGCTTTTGGATTGCCAGTACCAAAATACATAGCAGCTAATGAAGTCGACATAACCGCCATCATAATGTACTTACCTTTTTGTGGATATACTTTATATGTTTGCCATTCGGTAATGAATGGTCCGAATAATTTGTGGTTCATAATCCAGTTGTGGAACTTTTCGCTCGACTTAGCAAAGCAGAATGCTGCGCCAAGAATAGGTGTTGACCAAGGTAGCCCAGGCAAAATTACGCCAAGATATGCTACTCCTACTAATATAATTCCTAGACAAAACCAGAATGCTTTTCTTATTTTACTCATTTTACTCTCTTTCTCCCAAATTCTTTTACCAAAGAATGCGGATTCAAGTTGATTCATTTATGTAATACCTTTTTTAATGCTGTTACTAATTCTACCATCATCACGTCAGTGTGATAAGGTGTTGGTGCTATTCTTAATCTTTCAGTACCAGCATCAACTGTCGGACTATTTATAGGTTGTATATAGATGCCAAATTCATTCAGTAAACGATCGCTTGCTGTTTTACACTTAAATGCGTCATTTATCATTACAGGCACAATATGAGTACAAGCGTTTTGATGCACTTCAATACCTGCTGAGTTAAGCATATACTTTAATTGTTCTGCACGTTTTTGGTGCTGTTTACGGAGGGCAGCTCCGTCTCTAAGATATTTGATGGAGGCAATAGCACCGGCGCAGATTGCGGGCGAGATACTTGTTGTAAAGATGAACCCAGAAGCCACGGACCGAATAGCGTCAACAACAATACTATCACCAGCAATATAACCACCTTGGACGCCAAAGGCTTTTCCCAATGTTCCATTAATTATTGTTATCCTATCTTCTACACCTAACCACTCACAATAACCAGCTCCAGTATCGCCATAAAGACCAACAGCATGAACCTCGTCAATATAAGTGATTGCGTTATATTTATCTGCAAGATCACAAATTTCCTTAATAGGTGCTACATCACCATCCATAGAATATACAGATTCAAAAAGAATTACAGGAACTTGCCCACTCATCTCGCAGGTTTGTAATGCCAATTCAAGATCATCCATATCATTATGTTGGAAAATCATTTTATCAGCACGACTGTGCTTAACACCCATAATAATAGATGCATGGTTTTTATTATCAGAAACAAAACAGATATTTGGAATAATACGACTTAGCGCAATGATTGCCCACTCGTTAGCTACATATGCAGAAGAAAAAAGAAGAGCTGCTTCCTTCTTATGAAGTAAAGCAAGCTCTCTTTCAAGTGTAACATGGTATTGAGATGTACCACCGATATTGCGGGTGCCACCAGATCCAGCTCCGGTTTGGTCTAAAGCAGTATGCATTGCACTAATTACATACTCATTTTGTCCCATACCTAGATAGTCATTAGAACACCAGTTTACAATATTTTTTGGAGCATATTTTCCATACCATATAGCTTTTGGAAACTGCCCGCGCTCACGGATAATATCATTGAACACTCGATACCGGCCATCGGTTTTGTAGTTATCAATGACTTTCTCGAAGTGTTCAATATATTTCATTTATAAGCTAAACCCTTTGAATGTGTCAGTTGAAACGTCTTGTTTTGTTCCACCCTGAACATAAGAAGTAATTTCTGTTTCTTGAGGAGCAACCTGCACCTCTGCGCCAGAAATCCATTTTTGAGTCCAAGGCAAAGGATTGCTTTTCGCATTATATGGACTATTAAGTTTAACATTAGTCATACGTCGAGTAGCAATATATTCTATATATTGGGAGAGCAACTCTGAATTCAGGCCAATCATTGAACCATCTTTAAACAAATAATCAGCCCATGCTTTTTCTTGATCAACAGCTTCAACAAACATTTGAATACATTCTGCTTCTGTTTCTTTTGCGATTTTCTCAAAATCCGGATCTTCCTTACGAAGTAATTTCAACATCATTTGAGTTGAAGCCAAATGGAGGTTCTCATCGCGAGCAATAAGCTTAATGATCTTAGCGTTGCCTTCCATTTTCTTGAGCTCTGCAAACGCCCACGAGCAAGCAAACGATACATAGAAACGAACTCCTTCCAAGATGTTTACACTCATCAGTGTAAGGTAAAGAAGCTTTTTCATTTCATACAGATCTACAACAACAATATCACCATTGATAGCGTGACGGCCTTCACCCAACAAATTATAGTAACCTGCCATTTTAATGAGTTCATCATAATAGCCTGAAATGGAATCAGCGCAATCAACGATTTCTTGAATATCCATCATTTCATCAAAGATCTTAGACGGATTTGAATATACGTTACGAATAATATGCGTATAAGAACGACTGTGGATTGTTTCAGAAAACGTCCAAGTGATAATCCAATTTTCAAGCTCAGGTAATGAAACAATACTACCAAAGCTTTCAGCAGGAGCACGACCTTGAACAGAATCCAACAAAATCTGACGCTTCAAGTTTGAAGTAAAGATATGTTGTTCATGCTCAGTCAATGCTTTAAAATCTTTAGCATCCTGATAGATATCTACTTCTTCTGGACGCCAGAAAAAGCCAAGCTGTTTATCAGTAAGTTGATCGAACTGCTTGTATTTCAACGTGTCATAACGTTGAATTGTAGGACCTCCACTTGGATCTAAGAACGAAGATACAGAAGTATGGTCAACACGGTTTTTGACGTCGAAAACGCTCATTTGAATTCCTTTTTTTTAGCTATTACTTATATTTAGAATATACATCATGATATAAAAAATGTCAATTAAATTGTGCAGCTTTCACAAGCCCCGTCGTCATCTTCACCTTGGGCAAGAGGCTCTTCAGTCATTTTATCCACGTCAAGCTCACCTTGGCCATCGAATGTATTGAAATAATACAATTGTTTGCCACCATATTTGTAGAACATTAGAAGATCTTGAAGTAATACACTCATTGGAATTTTTTCATCTTCAAAGAATTGTGGGTTATAACTCGTGTTAACAGAAATACCCTGATCGATATACTTCTGCAATACAGCCATAATCTTTAGATAGCCTTGGGGAGACTTCTGATCCCACAGCAAATCATACTTGTTTTTAAAATGATGAAACTGTGGAACAACTTGTTTTAATACACCATGTTTAGATTGCTTAACTGAGATTAAACTACGAGGCGGTTCAATGCCGTTTGTAGCGTTTGCTACCTGCGCGCTTGTTTCAGAAGGCATAAGAGCCATTAAAGTTGAATTACGAATACCAGTGTCGGCTAATTGTTTGCGAAGGCCATTCCAATCCATTCTTTCTTTATGAGGAACAAGCTCGTCTAGATCTTTCTTATAAGTTTGGTTTGGAGTAATGCCATTACCATATTTTGTTTCCATTACACCAGGAATAGCACCTTGTTCAACAGCTAAATCTGCAGACGCTTTGATTAGGTAATAAGACCAAGCTTCTGCATATTCATCAATGATTGCTAGACCTTCTGGAGTAATATTCTGGTATGATAAATCATGTTTAGCCATAAAGTAAGCAAAATTGATAATACCAACGCCAATAGGACGACGCTTTTCTGTAGATAATTGAGCTGCAAGAATTGGATAATTTTGATACGATAGCAAGGCATCTAAGCCGCGCACCGCAAGAGTACATGCTTTCTCAAAATCTTCTGGCGTTTTAACGTTACCCCAGTTAATGGCAGACAATGTACAAAGACTAATTTCACCATCAGGATCATTTACATCATTTAAAGGTTTAGTTGGCAAGTCAATCTCAGCGCAAAGGTTTGATTGACGAATTGGAGCAACTTCTGGCCAAAAAGCACCGTGGTCGTTAGCGTTATCAACGTTTTGTAGATAGATACGGCCTGTGTTTTTGCGCTCTTCCATGAACGAAGAGAATAGCTCAATAGCTTTAACTGTCTTTTTACGAAGACGCGTGTTGCGCTCAGCGGTTTCATATAGTTCTTTAAATTTATCTTGGTCTGCATAGAAAGCATCGTACAAACCAGGAACGTCAGAAGGAGAGAATAGAGTAATATCTCCACCTTGGATTAAACGTTCATACATAAGCTTATTGAACTGTACACCATAATCCATATGTCGAACTCTATTATCTTCAGTACCTTTGTTGTTTTTAAGTACAAGAAGATCTTCTACTTCAAAGTGCCAAATAGGATAATAGATTGTAGCTGCTCCACCACGAACACCACCTTGTGAACAAGATTTAGTTGCAGATTGGAAGTGCTTATAGAAAGGAATTACTCCTGTGTGATAGGCGTCCCCCTTGCGGATAGGTGATCCAATAGCGCGGATTGAACCAGCCCCAATTCCAATTCCTGCTTTTTGGGATACGTACTTAACGATGCTACTAGAAGTAGCATTAATACTATCCAAACTATCGTCAGTTTCGATAAGAACGCAACTGCTGAATTGTCTTTGTGGAGTTCGGACCCCAGCCATAACAGGAGTAGGCAAACTAATATCGTGTAAGCTAATGGCATCGTAATAATCCTTTACCCATTGCAAACGGGTTTCTTTTGGGTAGCTATTGAAAAGAGTAGCAGCAATCAAAATGTAACACATTTGAGGTGTTTCAAAGATCTGGCCTGTTACTCGGTTTTGGCATAGATACTTACCACGAAGCTGCTCCATAGCAACATAAGTAAGATTTTCATCACGCTTATGATTTACAAATGAATTAATTTTAGCCCACTCGTCTTCATCATAATATGTGATTAGTTCAGGATCATAAAATCCTTTTTCAATGTTACGTTCTACTAGCTCTTTTACTGTGCAAGGTTCAAAAGAACCATAGACTTCTTTACGAAGTCCATAGTTAATTAATCTACCGCCGACATATTGGTAGTTAGGAGTTTCTTCGCTAATAAGATCTGAGGCTGCTTTGATAAGAGTTTCTTGGATTTCTTTAGAAGATATTCCATTATAAAATTGAATTTGGCTTTTAATTTCAACTTCACTTGGACTTACACCAGTAATTCCATCGCATGCATGAAATACTACTTTATGAAGTTTATCTACATTTAGAGGCTCTTTTGCGCCATCCCTCTTAGTTACATTTACAGCTTGAATCATTATTCGCTTTCCTTATCATACGCATCTTCTTCTGGTAAAGTATATTTATTTTGCAAGATGCAAGTTTTATTTGATTATTCAGAAATAAATTTTGTTACATCTGGATAAATTTTGGATATTGCATCAGCTACAGCAATTGCCAAATCCATGTGTTCCTTTTGTGTCCCATTTGCTGAACGTAATTCAATGTAATGGATCCAAGAACGAATAGTACCGTTTACATATAGTCGAGAAGGCGTGTTACCTTCAGGTAGTACTGATCGCGCTTGTTCTTTGGCAATACCATTTTCAATTGCCCAGCTATATGCTTTCATCGCAGCATTCCATACTAAGCGCTGATGCGTTTCCCACGCATTATGGAGACTCACGTCATCAGTCATTACGCTGTTCTGGCGATTCTTTAGATCTTGCAACCGTGCCTTACGAATTACAACAGCATCATCAAGATCGCGAACGTCAGCATACCGCTGAGAAAACTCTTGAAATGAAAACGAACGGTGTCTGAGGAGTTGCCTTGCAATGTCTCGGGTTGTGTTAACTTCGATACAGGCTGAGGCCATTTCGAATGGTGACCAGTGTTTGTGCTTGATGAGATAGTCAAGTAGTTTTGTTGTTGTTTTGGTGTTAGCCTGATTGGCTGGATTGGAGACACGGGCTGCGTAGGCGATGAGGTCTTGGATGTTGTCAAGCCCCTGCGCTGCAAGTTCGCCAGCGTGGATTCTACCAGCGGGTTGGGAATATGAGATGAGACGTGCATTCAATTTATATTGCTCCTTAATAATTTATGCTTTGCGCCATGAGGCGAATTTCAATTCGGCTTGTAAGCCTTGGTAGGTGTTTTCTTCAATTAGTTTTTCAGGGTTGATACCTGAAAGGAACATCTCGTTGATGTCTTTGCCTGGAACATCATGAGGCCATATACAAATTTTATGGCCTGCTTTAATGACTTTTTCCATACGCTTGTGGATTTCTTTGTTGCGGGGTTCAGCATCAAAAACAAAGATTCCATTTTCAACTTTTTGTATATCGTGCGTAGTGCCTTCAGCTCCATTCATGGCAATAGCATTCTCAAGGAACATACTGTCAATAGCGCCTTCCACGATATAGTAAGGCTCGTTGAAATTTACCTTATCAAGCCCGAAGATTTTTTGTTTTTCTTCGAACATAATAGTTATATATCTGATTCCATCAGGGTTAAATCCACGAGCCGATACGCCAAAGCAATTTCCTTTATCATCAAGAAATGGTATAATCAAACGTGGTTCATCTTTACCGACATATTCAAACTTGCCAGGAATAATTGTATTAATCCATGTTTTAAATTTTTGAGCGTAATATAATCTATAATGATGATGCGGTGGAATTTTACGCTTTTCAATATAGCGTTTTACGGCATGATCAAATGGCAGTTGGCTAACCTTCTTAATTTTCTTAAGAGGATTAGATTTAAATACAGGTTTTTGAGTTTTAAATTGTTCTGGCTTTACCTCTTCGGTGGAAGTGCTTGTCGTATTAGCAACAAACTTTTGAGCAATATAATCATTATAAAGCATAGGATCTTGCATCTTCAAGAAATTCTTGAAAGAATGCGAAGCACCGCAGTTGTGGCAATAGTACGAGAACTTATTGTCTCGTTCTAGTATCCAACCGCGGGACTTAGATCTAGACTTTTGAGAATCACCACAGATAGGACATCTGAAGTTAATCTTATAAGGGTTTGTATGTTTTATTTTGAAATTTTCAAGACGACCAGAAAGCATCTGGGCAAATTGAATATCAACGAATTCAGCCATAATATAAAACTCAAAGTTAATTCATATACTAGATTATAATCGGATCTGGTCCAAATGTCAACTGAAAAATACCTGCCAATTCATTTCTACCATTAAAAATATGACTGCCGCAAGACCACCCATTGCATAATACTTCCATTTTTGTAACTCATCTATCTTTTCATCTTGTTCGCTAAACCTGTCTTCCATCATCTGTTTCATTTCACGCAGCTCATCAATAATCATACGATTGTGTGCTTCGCGTTTACTTGCAGTGTGGTCTGCTAATCGCTGATGGTCGGTGTAAGCGGACTTACGGTATTCTTCTAATTTATCCAACATACGCTGAGATCTTTGCTGATCTTCAAGCCTATGTTCTTGTACCATTCTATCAAGATCTTCAAGATTGTCAACTGTATTTTTAATGATTTCGTCTTGCACGGCGACTTTTTGAGACAGATCTGTTAACAATTCTAAAGACGATTCGACTTTCGTAAAGAACCTCTCAATATTCTTTACGTCGGCTTTAATTAAAGCAATATCAGTTTTCATTTCTACTAGTTCTTCTTGCATCTCGGTTCCTGATATAAAAAATGGCCGTAAAGACGGCCACTATTTTACTCATGATTAAAACTATAATCTTTATTGAATCTATTTATTCATTTTGAGGCTTTATTGCCTCCTCATAATACAAAATAATTTCACCTTGTTGCTGAATATATCTACGTAATTCAGCTATGTTTAAAGCTAAATTCTCATAATCTTTTACGCTGAAGGCTACAAAAGCACGGTTACCATTTACCTCTTCGAATTCTGCTAAGAACTCTTCAAGATTATCTTTATTTACAACGTATAAACGTGTATCAGTTAGGTTGATCGGCTTCGGCCGAGCTACTGGAGGCACTGTCGTCTGCTGGACGTCCGTCACCGTCACTATTTTCGGTTCCGGTGTTAGGAGACTGCAACCAGCTAGGAAGGGGAGAATCACCAGCCCCACCAGTATCTTGCTCGAGCTCACGCCATAATTTGGCAGTCGCACCATTCATCTTTCCTTCAAGTTGGCCTGGTTCTTTAAGAGCCAAAGCTGTTAAATTATGTCGCTGTAGCTTACCACGGAGATCATCACCATACGCCTCCGCTTTTTGTAAATCTGCTTGTAGAGTTTGGTTTAATTCAGCCATTTTGGCTGCATTAGCTTGCAAAGTAGCGATGCTAGCCTCGGCGGTTGCTACTGCGACTTCCATTTTAGCAACGTTTGCACGCGCTGTTTCTAAGTCTGATTGTAGCTTTTGGATATACATATATCCAACACCACCACTGGCTAGCACCAGTATTACTATTGCGATTTTGATTGAACCAATCAAGGATTACTCCTCGTCTTCGTCCTCATCATCCTCGTCTTCGTCCTCATCTTCATCTTCTTCGTCCTCATCTTTGGACTCTTCAAGATCTTCTTCTTCGAGGTCTTCTTCAAGCTCTTCGCCAGCCATTAGTTCTTCAGCTTTAGCTTCAAGAGCTGCTTGAATACGAGTTTGGATTTCTTCTTCGAACGCTTCTTTCATTTCAAGCGGACGACCGGCCATTGCTTCTGCAACGATTTTTTCTAAAGACATTTTTATCTCCTTATGTTATCGATCTAGTGTTATATTTATTCAACCAAACATTTTGGCTTGAGTAGCAGGACCTACGATCCCGTCAGCAACTAGACCATTGAGTTTTTGCCACTTTTTAACCGC